ATTGTTCAACCGCCCCGCCCGCTTTGCCTTACGATATTCGTCATAAACTTTGGGGTCGTACTGAAGTTCCCCGCCGGATGCCTCTTGCAGGCGCATCGCGCGACCTTCAGGAACCAGTTCCCCCCATTGAGAAACAGCAGATGGATCAACACCAGCAGCTTTCGCTACTTTGGCTTTCGTCCCATAAAAATTAATTACGTCTGATTTAAACATCACCCCTCCAAAGTTGAGTTTTCTCAATAGTAATCACTCAAGGAATCTCAAGTCAAGGGTGATTAAGATATCTAAATATGAACGAGAAAACTTTAGGTCAACGAATTAGAGAAAGACGCAAACAGGTTGGTTTAAGTCAAAACGATTTAAGCAAAGCCGCTGGCGTATCTGGCTCATCAATTTCACTATGGGAAAGCGACCATACAGCCCCGCGCGGGCAAAATTTGCATCGCCTGGCTGAGGTATTGCAATGTTCACCAACTTGGATACTGTTTGGTGACGAGGATAAAACACCAGATCCACCAGTTGCACTCAACAGCGCCTTAGACTTATCGGAAGATGAGTTGGAGATGTTGCGATTGTATCGCGCACTTCCAAAATCAGAGCAGCAAGCACAAATCAGCGAACTCCGTGCCCGCGTTGAGAATTTTAATCGCCTATTCACCGAGCTACTAGAAGCTCGCAAACGTAACAAACATCAGTAACCCCCTTCACAAATTTTAAAGCCTTACATTTCAATGTATTGGCTTTATTTTGCATTAAATATTGAGTTTTCTCATTAAAAATACTTGACCAACATTCATGAGAAAACTAAATTACCACCCATCAAGACACCGCACGGTGTTCTCAGCAAACAGTTCCGCTACCCGGCGTTAAGGGGAAATGAGGTCAGCATGGATACTATCGATCTTGGCAACAGCGAATCTCTGGTATGTGGCGTGTTCCCCAACCAGGACGGCACGTTCACCGCGATGACGTATACCAAAAGCAAAACGTTTAAAACCGAAAATGGTGCCCGTCGCTGGCTGGAAAGAAACTCAGGTGAGTGATATGGATTTCGACACAATCATGGAAAAGGCTTATGAAGAATACTTCGAAGGTCTTGCCGACGGCGAAGAAGCTCTCAGCTTCAACGAATTTAAACAGGCGCTTTCCAGCTCGGCAAAATCTAACGGCTGATAAGCGAAACAGCACCGCGAGGAATCAGTATGCAGAAACGAGAACCCGTCATCATCGCACCAGACTATACCGATGATGAACTTTATGAGTGGATGCGCCAGAAAATTAATGCAGCGCAGGATCTGAAATGGGCCAATGAAGCCAGGGCTAAGCAGGCTGAAAAACTGTCCGCTCTGGAGCAGGATATCACCAATCTGGAAAAAGCAGCGGCATTAAGCATTGCCAGAATGATTACATACCCGCGTTAATAGCTAACCAACGAAGCTAAGGTTGGTAATTAAGGAGTTCTCCACGGGTGAGGTGGAGTGCGTGCGCCGGACACGGGTGAGCATACGGCACTGACAGTTTACTGAAAGGATATTTCCCTGAAAAGTCAGACCATAACGCGAAAGCGCACGGCGAGGTAGCTGGTTCATAGATAGCCTGTCGTTAAATTTTCGTCGACCGTGCGCTTCCGGTTGTGGCAATCCGCGAAATGGCGCGGCGGTAAGTATGGAGGGGTTATTCCTTCCCCGTTGAGGACACCGGGTTGTCAGGTTGACCATACGCTTAAGTGACAACCCCGCTGCAACGCCTTCTGTTATCAATTTTCTGGTGACGTTTGGCGGTATCAGTTTTACTCCGTGACTGCTCTGCCGCCCTTTTTAAAGTGAATTTTGTGATGTGGTGAATGCGGCTGAGCGCACGCGGAACAGTTAAAGCTAAAAACAGCGTTATGGGTGATTCTGTATTCCGGCGTTAATTGTTAACTGGTTAACGTCACCTGGAGGCACCAGGCACCACATCACAAAATTCATTGTTGAGGACGCGATAATGGAAACGTCACTACCAAACGTTAATACGTCTGAAGGGTGTTTTAATATTGGTATTCTGCTCAGTAACCGGGAGTTTACTGAAGACGCCATCAGGATGAGAAAATATGAGCCTTATCTTCTCAATGATAATTCCATACTCTCCAGAATTGCCCTTCTTGAACTTGGCATTTTCGGAGGGCAGCAGTGAGTTCAGCGTTTGCACTGATGATGACGGTTTTTCTTATAACAGGTGAGCCACAGAATGTGATTACCGGAATTTATGCCAGTAAAGAATCCTGCCATCAGGCAAGAGACGAGCAAAAAATTTCCGGTGAATGTCTCCCGTTAAACAAAGTATCGCTGTACCTGAATAACGAAATACCGGCTGGATAACCCGCCAGCCGTATTAACGCCATACCCGTTGATTAAGCATGCCAGCAATGGCAGGGATTCGTACAACCTTAAAATAGTTATGAGGTTTATCAATGAGCACTGATAAAGAAGAAATTGCACTGTATTACGAAGCCAAAAATGACAAAGTCAGAAAACGCCTTGGGATTAAAGGCGGTTTTTACTGGCGCACAGCAAAAAAATTATCGGTTGCAATATCACGGGGTGTTGTCGCAATGGACGATGCTGGATTTGACGAAGAGGATTTCAAAAAACCTGTTCGCGTGAATTTGCCCATTGTTAATGACCTGCCGCCTGAAGGTGTGTTCGATACTGAATTCTGCAACCGCTATGAAAAAGGCGGGGAAGATGGCATCACAATGATATTTATAGCGCCTTCCCCCTCAGTTCAGGACAAACCAGCCAGCTCTGACAATACCAACGTCAATGGCGAAGACATGGCTGAGATTGAGGATAATATGCTCCTGCCGATTTCCGGTCAGGAACTGCCCATTCGCTGGCTTGCGCAACATGGCAGCGAAAAACCGGTAACGCACGTTTCACGGGAAGAACTTCAGGCATTACATATCGCACGAGCTGAAGAACTGCCTGCTGTTACTGCCCTGGCTATTTCCCACAACACAAAGCTGCTCGACCCGCTGGAGATTCGCGACCTTCACAAACTGGTACGCGACACAGACAAAGTTTTCCCTAATCCCGTTAATTCCAGTCTGGGGTTAATGACTGCTTTTTTCGAAGCATACCTGGACGCTGACTATACCGATCGAGGTCTGCTGACAAAAGAGTGGATGAAAGGAAATCGTGTTTTACGCATCAGCCGCACGCCATCCGGCGCTAATGCTGGCGGAGGAATTCTTACCGATCGCGGTGAAGGTTTTGTCCACGATGATGCGTCAGTAGAACGTGACGTTGCCGCTGGCGTTCTGGCCCGTTCAATGGACATCGATATTTACAATCCACATCCGGCACACGCCAAACGCATTGAAGAAATCGTTTCAGAGAATAAGCCGCCCTTTTCTGTTTTTCGTGACAAATTCATCGCCATGCCTGGTCACCTGGATTATTCCCGCGCGATAGTGGTTGCGTCCGTGAAAGAAGCACCAATTGGTATCGAGGCTACTCCCCACCGTGTTACCGAATATCTGAACAAAGTACTGACCGAAACCGACCATGCCAACCCTGATCCAGAAATCGTGGATATTGCCTGCGGTCGCTCCTCTGCTCCAATGCCGCAGCGTGTAACAAAAGAAGGAAAACAGGATGATGAAGAAAAACCGCAGCCATCTGGCGCAATGGCAGATGAACAGGCAACGACTGAAGCAGTGGAACCGGATACAACTGAACATAATCAGGACACGCAGCCGCTGGATGCTCAGCCACAGATAAATTCTGTTGATGCGAAATATCAGAAACTGCGGGCAGAACTCCATGAAGCCCGGAAAAACATTCCGCCCCAAAATCCTGTCGATGCAGACAAATTACTGGCTGCCTCTCGCGGAGAATTTGTTGAAGGGATTAGCGACCCGAATGATCCGAAATGGATTAAGGGGATCCAGACCCGCGATTCTGTGTACCAGAATCAGCCAGAAACGGAACAGAACGACCAGAAAGCGGAACAGAACAGCCCAAATACGCAACAAAACGAGCCAGAAACGAAACAACCTGAACCAGTAGTGCAACAGGAACCGGAAAAGATCTGCACCGCCTGCGGTCAGAGGAGTGGCGGCAACTGCCCTGATTGTGGCGCGGTGATGGGCGACGCAACATACCAGGAAACATTCGATGACAAGAACCTGGTTGAAGTTCAGGAAGACGATTCGGAGAAAATGGAAGGCGCTGAACATCCACACAAGGAGAATGCTGGCAGCGCTCAGGACCACGCCAGCGATAGTGAAACTGGCGAGACGGCAGATCCCTTAATTACGGTGAACGGTCATCGCATTATCACATCCACCAGCAGGACGTGTGACCATCTAATGATCGACCTTGAAACCATGGGAAAAAATCCTGATGCCCCGATTATCTCAATAGGTGCAATATTTTTCGATCCGCAAACCGGAGATATGGGACCGGAATTTAGTAAGACTATCGATCTGGAAACTGCTGGCGGAGTCATTGATCGGGACACCATTAAATGGTGGCTTAAGCAATCACGCGAAGCGCAATCTGCCATTATGACCGATGAAATCCCGTTAGATGATGCACTGTTACAATTGCGGGAATTTATCGACGAAAACTCCGGTGAATTTTTTGTTCAGGTCTGGGGAAATGGAGCCAACTTCGACAACACGATTTTGCGCCGTTCATACGAACGGCAGGGGATCCCCTGCCCGTGGCGTTACTACAACGATCGCGATGTACGCACAATCGTTGAGCTGGGGAAAGCCATAGACTTCGATGCCAGAACGGCTATTCCATTCGAAGGTGAGCGCCATAATGCACTTGATGACGCCCGTTACCAGGCAAAATACGTTTCAGTTATCTGGCAAAAACTGATCCCGAGTCAGGCTGATTTTTAATGTTCAACCGTCGCCAGTTGTCGTTGATATTCTGCAACTGGCGCGTTCCGGAGTGATAGCCATGAGCGAACAGTACCTGATAACGCTCGACGAGTGGAAACCAAAACGGTTCAGTCTCCCAATAACAAACACTACCCTGGTGAAATACGGAAAACTAGGATACATCGTTCCAAGACCACAAAAAATTCGTGGGCGTTGGCTGATAGATCGCCGAGCAGTATTTGTTGGGCCTGGTGAAACGGGAATTGCGCCGGAAATTCATACTGGCGATGATGATGCACTGAAGGAGATTTTAACTCATGTCACCGAGGCCACGAAAAAACAGCACTGACGTAGCCGGTCTTTACGAAAAGTTTGATCGCAGAACTGGCAGAGTTTACTACCAGTATAAAAATCCTGTGACTGGAAAATTTCACGGACTCGGAACAGACAAAGGTAAGGCAGAAAAAATCGCTTCCACAGCCAATCAGCGAATAGCTGCAGCAGAAGCTGAATATTTCATGCGCAAAATTGATGAAAGTCCGTCAGCAACAAAACGTCGGGGTATCAGATTAAAGGCATGGGTTGATCGATATCTGAAAATACAGGACACGCGACTGAAAAATGGAGATATTGCAGCTACAACTCACAAAGAAAAAACTCGAATGGCTGCATACCTGGTTTCCCGTCTGGGAAACCACCCATTGAAAGAACTGGAAGTAAGAGACTTTGCATTAATACTGGATGAGTGGCTGGATAAAGACATGGTCAGTACAGCGAGAGTAAATCGTGGATTATGGGTTGATATTTATAAAGAAGCACAGCATGCAGGGGAAGTTCCTCCTGGATGGAATCCTCCGGAGGCTACCCGTAAACCGATCCCTAAAGTAACCAGAGCCAGGCTCACCATGGAAGACTGGCAAAAAATTTACAATGCAACGCCTGAAAAACACTTTATCCGTAACGCAATGCTTCTTGCGATTGTTACTGGTCAGCGCCGTGATGACATTTGCCACATGCGTTTTTCAGATGTGTGGAACGAACACTTGCATATCACCCAGGGAAAAACCGGAATGCGTCTGGCGTTACCGCTTACACTACGCTGTGATGCCATTGGGATAACGTTAAAAGAAGTTATTGATGGGTGCCGAGACAGAATATTAAGTCCATATCTAATCCATAGTCGGCACCAGAAACAACCGAAGCCGATGAGTAAAGACAACCTGAGCGACTACTTTGCCAAAGCACGGGATCTGGCTGGGGTAATTCCACCAGCAGGAAAAACTCCGCCAACATTTCATGAACAACGCTCTCTATCAGAACGGCTGTACCGTGCACAGGGTATCGATACAAAAACATTACTAGGACATAAAGTCCAGGCAACCACCGATCGCTATAACGATACTCGAGGTCAGGAATGGGTTAAGTTGGTTATTTGA